TTCCTGACTGATCCTGAGATGGCTCCTCCACAGCCTGATCCAGCAGAGCAGGAAAAGATGATGGAGATGCAGATTAAACAGCAGGAACTTCAGATCAAAGCCGCTGACCTACAGTTGAAACAGCAGAAACTTCAGCAGGAATCGGCTGAAGCCGCTGTTGATGCTCGGTTAAAGGCCGCTGAACTACAACTTGAAGCAGAACAAAATAGACCCATTGCTATAGGATAAATATGAACATTGCCATCTGCGGTATGGCTCCACATGACACATCTGAAGTAGATAATTTTGATGGTGAAATTTGGGGATTACCTTGGGATGAAGGAAGGTGGCCTTTCTTTGACAGGTATTTTGAAATACATCCTCTTGACCTCTTAAGAAAACCAGAGGCGCATAGAAGAGATGGTTACGAAGACAGGCTTAAATCACTTCCTATTTTGTATATGCAAGAAGCATATAAAGATATACCTAACGCTATACGATACCCAATAGAAAAGGTTGTAGATAACCTTGGGTTTGATTACTTTAACTCATCTATATCTTATTTGATGGGAATGGCTCTTTTAGAAGGAGCAAATAAAATAGGTATATGGGGAGTGGATATGGCCGATATAGAGCCTACTCCCGGCGACCCATCGTATATATCCGAATTTGCTTACCAAAGACCAAATATGGAGTATCTTATAGGGCTTGCCAGAGGTAGAGGAATAGAAGTTTATATTCCAGAAAAATCGCCTTTGGCTAAATTTCATGGAGAAGGTATACCTTTAGGCTTGATGTACCCATCTTACCCAAAACGATACGGATATTTATAATGAGTAATGAACTAAGAGAGGAACACGCTAGACGCCTCCTCACTGATAAACTATTTAACGAAGCATTTGAAACACTAGAAAAGAATTTACTGAACTCTTGGCATTCTTCAGGAGTCAGTGAACTAGAAGCCAGAGAACAAATCTGGTTGTCATTAAGACTCCTTGAACGGATACGTCTACATCTAACCTCCATTGTGGAAACAGGAGATATGGCGAAGAAACTTAAGGAATACCACATATAGGAGATTATTATGGTGGATACGCAAACAGCCCCACAAGGTGAACTACCCAAACAATCGGGTAGTATATCCGAAGCCCAAGATGCGATACTCGGACTCATGGACTCGTTAGAGGAACCGGAAGAGAAAGAGGAAGCATCGCCGTCTGAAGAAGTAACTGAAGACGCTTTAGAGGAAACAACTGATGAAATTGAAGAAGAGGTTGAAGAAACCGAAGAAGAAATTTCTGAGGATGATGAATCTGAGGAATCCGATGAAGAAGAAGTTGAAGACGACTCGGAAGAGACAACTCTCTATACTGTAACAGTAGACGGAGAGGAACATGAAGTCACGGAAGAAGAACTCGTCAAAGGCTACTCCCGACAAGCGGATTATACAAGGAAAACTCAACAACTTGCAGAATATCGAAAGCAGATAGATCAGGTAGTAGAAAACTACAAGAACGAAACTGCCCAGACTCAGCAAGCCAGAGAACAGTACGTTAGTGCTGTCGCGCAAGCAATCGAAACTAACTATTCACATCTACAGCAATACCAGAACACTGATTGGGAAAGGCTTAAACTTGAGGATAGAGAAGAATATCTAACCAAGCGTGATGAATATCGTCAGGCTCAAGATCAGATTCAGTCTCTACAGCAAGCACAAGAGAAAGCCCAGCAGGAGGCGCAGGTTGAATCTCAGAAAGAGCATCAGCGCATAGTTCAGGAAGAGCATCAAAAAATGGTGAAACTTATCCCGCAATGGGCAGAGGACGACAAACGGCAAGCAATGGCTAAAGCCGTATCGGAATTCGCTCTAGGCAAGGGATATACACAAGAAGAGTTAAGTCAACTTGTCGATCACAGGTCAATTATTGTACTTATGCAAGCCAAAGCATATGAAGATATGCAGAGAAAGCAAAACACGGTTAGGTCTAAGAAAGTTAAAAACAAACCTAAAGTAGTGCGGAGCAAGGCTAAAGTAAGCAAGACTGATACTGATAAAGCAAAACGTGCCAAACAAATGAAACGTCTACAGCAGACCGGAAAGGCAGAAGATGCCGCAAGTCTGTTTGAAGATTTCGTAGAACTATAATAAAGGAGTCATTTTATGGCAATCGCAACAAATACTAGGACTACCTATAGTGCCATTGGCATTAGGGAAGACCTAAGTAATATCATTTATAATATTAGCCCAATGGATACGCCGTTTATGTCGAGCGTAGGCAAAGGGTCGTGTGACAATACCTTGTTTGAGTGGCAGACTGATTCTCTAACTGCCGCCGCCGCTAACCAGAAACTGGAAGGCGACAATAACATGGATGCTCTTGCAGTTTCTGAGCCTACTCGCTTAACGAATTATTGTCAAATTTCATACAAAGCCGTTCAAACGAGTGGGACGGCAGAAGCCGTTGATTTTGCGGGCAGACGCTCATCTCAGGCTTACCAGTTGGCTAAACGCGCAAAAGAAATTAAGCGTGATATGGAAAAGATGTTTCTGTCTGAGGATTTAAAAGTCGCTGGTGACGCAACCACGCCTCGTAAGACGGCGGCAGTTATGTCTTGGCTTGGTACTGGATCAGCAGGAACATCGAACATCATTGATGGTTCGGCTTCTCCTGTTGTGGGTATTACTAATACGGCGGTAGGCTCGGCTGTTGCAAGCCCTTCGGGTTCTGATGTAGTTCTGACGATGGCAATGATTAACCTCGCTATGGAGCGTTGCTTCACCCTTGGTGGTGAACCTACCGATCTTATGTGTGATGCTTCCCTCAAGCAGAAGATTAGTTCGCTAGGTGGTTCTGTCATTGCTGATCTCAGAAAAGAAGCGCCGGGTGCGGCTCCTGCTACCGCTGTCAACGCCATTGATGTTCTGGTGACTGACTTCGGTACGCTGAAGATTGTACCTAGCCGTCTGGGTCTGGCTAACCAGTTGTACTTCTTTGACTATGATTTCTGGTCAATCGACTACCTGCGGCCTTTCCAGACCGAAACCCTTGCCAAGACTGGCGACAGCATCAAGCAGTTGATGATTGCTGAATACGGTCTTCGTGCGAAGAATGGTCTGGCTAATGCGGCAGTTATCGGAGTAAAAGACGCTTAATGATAAAATACAATAACACTCCTACGATTGTTGTTGAAGATAATGTGCTTTCACCTGATTTATGTGAACACATAATTAACCTTGCCGAAAATAAAGGGCTTGGTGATAATCTAATAAACCGTGATGGTAAGTATATCCAAGATAAAGTAAGAACCAGTAAAGGTGCTTTCTTTGATTACGGTGACAATAATGTGTTAGACGGTGTTATTGAAGCGTTGTCCGGTATGTGCGGTCTACCTCCTACCCGGTTGGAACCTCTGAGTATTCAAAGGTATCAGCCGGGTCAGGAGTATAAGCCTCACTACGATGCGTTTCTTCCTGATGAAATGGAAGAGATGCCAGAATCTTCAAAGATAAAAGAAGGTGGGAATCGCTGTGTCACTATTGTTGCGTACTTAAATGATGTACAAGATGGTGGTGGCACAGTTTTTCCTGTTCTGGGACTTGCAATACAAGCAAAGCAGGGCAGGATTCTTATGTTTGGTAGCCTTGATGAAAACAAGGTTCCGCATCCTGCATCATTGCATATGGGACTACCTCCAGAAAACGGAGACAAGTGGATTATAACCTTTTGGTTTCGGGAGAAAGATGTAATGGTAACTAAGAAAGAACTTAAGAAAGCATTGAAGGCTAAAAAATCTGTCAGCACTGACAAGAAGCCTGTAGATGCTAAACTTCATGCAAAGAATGTGCATAATAAATTTAAAAAAATTGCCGCAGATAGAGGTGAAATGCCGTTATGAATTCATCGGGATGGAACTTCGATTCTCCAGATTCTCGTCCTTGGAAACTGGATATTAATCGTGACGGCACTGCAACTATTAATACTTACCAAGATGTACAGCCTATTATAGAAAGAAACAAACTTAACTTTAATAACTATGGCGACAAACTTACATTTGGCAAAGCGTCAGGAATGGGAACTGGTGACGGAGTAACCGTAGCATCAATTCCTACTAATGTCTGGGAACAGTGGTGCAGAGAAACAGATGACGCAATCAAGAAAGATAACAAACTACTAGCAAAATATTTGAATGATCCTGAAAACAAATACTTCAGGACTACACCTACGAGGATTTAATTATGTGGTTATATCAACCTACATTTTCAGGTAACGATCAGAAGCCTATTATTAACAACTCTGTCTGGTTTAAGAGCAAGAATAGTTAATGGCTATTAATTCGTACTCAACTCTTCAGACGGCTGTGGCTAACTGGTTGGACAGAGATGATCTGTCTGACCGGATACCAGAGTTTATTGCGCTGAATGAGGCTGTGTTTAATAGAGTATTGCGTCTTAGGGCGATGGAGAACATTACGACTACTGCTACAGTGTCGGGAACAAAATCGTATAATCTACCTACTGGATATGTCCAGATGCGGGAAATACATTTAGATACAAGCCCGATTACCTCTGTTCAGTACATGACTCCAGAGATGTTGTATAGGATTTGGGCGGGTAGTTCTTCTGGTAAGCCAAGTGCATATAGTATTATTGGCGATAAGATATATTTTGGACCTACCCCAGATAGCGCATATAACTATGTAATGACCTATTATAAAAAGTTTGACTCTCTTAGTGACAGCGCTACAACTAATTGGATTATACTTAACGCACCTGACGTTTATTTATACGGAACCCTATTACAAGCCGAACCATTCCTTATGAACGACCAACGTATCCCAATATGGGAGCGAGGATTGAGACAGGCTATTGCTGATTTACAGGAGCAGGATGACAAAGATAGACATTCTGGCTCTGAATTAAGGGTGATGAACACCTCTGGATATTATTAGGATATAAATTATGGGTATTGAGTCTGGAAATTATATAACAAATCTAAATAGTGCAAATCCGCTATCAAGCGATAATGTAAGTGAAGGCGATGACCATTTACGTTTGCTTAAAAACGTATTAAAGAAAACTTTTCCAGCAGGTACAAATGATGCGGGACCGGATCAGGCTGTTCAGGTTATCGTTGCTAAGTCTTCAGCGCCCACTATTAGTGGTAGTGCCACACAGTCTATGGGCATGGTGTGGCTAGATACTACAAACAACCTATTAAAGATTAGAAACCAAGCAAACGATGCGTGGATTACTCTTGCGGTTGATCCAGAGACAAGTAATAGCGTAGACATTAACGCAGGTACTATTGACGGTACGACTATAGGTGCGACAACCGCATCTACTGGTGTATTCAGTAGCGTAAACATTGCCGCTGATGGAGCCACAGTAACAGGAATCAAAGATGAAGATGATATGTCCTCCGATTCGGCTGTTAAACTTGCTACGCAACAGTCTATCAAAGCGTATGTAGATACTCAGGTTACAGCGCAGGACTTAGACCTCGCCTCTGACAGCGGTACTATTGATGTTGACTTGGACTCTGAAACCCTTACTGTTTCAGGTGGTGAAGGTATTGATACTTCAGCCACGGGCACAACCCTTACGGTAGCGGCAGAAGAAGCCACATCGTCAAACAAAGGTGTAGCATCATTCTCTACTGATAACTTCTTAGTATCCTCTGGTGCGGTAACAATTAAAGATGAAGGTGTTGCTAATGCTGAGTTGGCTAACATGGCCGCTAACACAGTTAAAGTGCGAGATGCTAACTCTAGTGGCGCTCCTTCAGACAAGGCTGTAGGTAACGGAGAGATTCTAATCGGTGATGGAACTGGCTTCACAGCCGCCGCTCCTTCTAGTGACGTATCTATGACCAATGCGGGCGCGTTTACGGTTACAAAACTACAAGGTAGCGCGGTAACATCTACATCGCCTACCAACGACCAATACTTAAAATACTCTACATCGTCTAACGAATGGCAAGCGGTGGATGTTCTTTCTCCTGACCGCCTTACCACCAAAGGCGACTTGCTTGTCTACAACACGGTAGACTCTGAAACAAGACTTCCGGTTGGAGCAAACGATCTTGTGCTGACAGCCGACTCTACCGCAACTAATGGCGTAGCGTGGGCCGCATCATCTGTAGCAGACGAGGCAATAACCAATGCTAAACTGGCTCACATGGCGGCTAATACCGTCAAGGTTAGGGATGCTAACTCATCAGGTGATCCGTCTGACAAAGCAGTAGCCGATACTGAAATCCTGATTGGTGATGGCACAGGATTCACTGCCGCCGCTCTTAGCGGTGACGTTACGATGGCTAACACTGGCGCAGTAACTATTGCCAATAGTGCTGTAGAAGATGCTATGGTAGCGACTGGAATAGATGCCGCTAAACTTGCAGACGGTACTGTTTCTAATGCTGAATTACAGTACATCAACTCCCTCAGTTCCAACGCCCAAACACAGATAGACGCTAAAGCCGCAGTCGGCACTGCAAACACATGGACAGCAGGACAGCGCGGAGAGATTACTTCACTCACATCAGCCACCACGATCACAATCGACATGGCTGACAGCAATAACTTCTCTTGCACCCTTGCCCACAATGCGGCCTTTGCGAATCCGTCTAACCTCACAGCAGGGCAGAGCGGTTCTATCTTCCTGACGCAGGACGGCACAGG